CCCAATGTCTTGATGTTCGGGTCCCGTGTCTCAAGGTCAATGGCGATGCGCTCTTGCCCAGTAAGGTCAGGGAAAGATGATGGCGGAACCCATTGCTTTTCCGTTCCTTGGATAGCAGCGTCTTTCATGTCTAAATCTAGGATGTCCATTTGATAGCCCTCACTCATTGTCATTCACAATCTCGCCGCCCAATGCGGCGTAGCCAATGATGTCAACCCATGAGTCATCCTTGGTTATGTCTTCTGCCAGCCGTGCCAACTTGACACCAATCATACATGCCGCCACCTGTTCTGCAGTCACCGCTCTGTTAAGTATAACACTCCATATAGTAGCGATACGCTCGTGGTTAAACTTAGCCGGTCCATAGTCCTTGGCCCTCGGACCATTGATTAGCTCTGCGGCGGTGTCGATAAAATGCTGTCGGTCTTTCATATTTTAAATCCATACATTGATTGTGATTCGATAATGTGCAGTGCTTTCTTGGCACGAGTAGCCCCGACGTAGAACGTCCGTATCTCGGAGTCCTGATCAGGGCTTTCAGCACATGGCTTGGAGGAGTCTAGTAGTAGGGCGACGTTATCCGCTTCGCCACCCTTTGCTTTGTGGATCGTCGATATCTTGATCCTCGGCTTGTTCGTTAGTATCTTCTCGCCCATCCGTCTCACCGAGGAAATATATATTCTCTCCCTCTCTGAAACTTTCAGCACATCGTACCACGGCATCTCGGCTGAGACGTTCGTAGTAAAGTTCTCTCTTATGCTTTCGAGATTGTAAGTTAGTTCGTTGTCGAGCGTGGCAAGCTTCCGTCTTCCAGTTTTGGTCACGATATCCGATTTTAATAATGTAGATAGCGTCTTCAGTTCCGTCGCAGAAAGATGTGTTCCTTTGCATAGCTTTAGCCAAACCTCGATTCCAGTTAATACATTTGGTGAGATAGACCAACCGGAACCTTCACGCCAGAACAGGTAACCCTGCTCTTTGAGATCTGTCGCAATCTTGTTCGCGATGTAGTTCGTTCGTGCAAGGATTAGCCACTCGCCGTTGGTTAGGTCTAATCCAAGCATATCATGATGCCAAACTACAACGCCAGACTCTTCTTTAGGCATCCATATCTTTTCCTGCCGCGTACCTAGTTGACTTACCATACTGTCCGCGACGTTATAAATATTTCTAGGAAGACGATATGATTTATGCAGAATTGTTTTATTATCTGATGCGTTAAGGAAGTCCTTCACATCCACACCCATCCAAGAATAGATACACTGGTCATCATCACCAGCAAAGTAAACCCGCTTGGCCCGTGGCTTCATTACATCGTGTATCATTTTCCATTGCATAGGTGCTAGGTCCTGTGCCTCATCAACAATAAGCACATCAAGCAAGGGGGAATCCCCCTCGTCTATGAACCTCTCAATCATATCTACAAAGTCTAGCTTACCCGTATCTTTCTTGTAGTCGAACAGTGCTTTGTTCACTACCTTCAACTGCTGAAAGTAAAGCCTTCTGTCGTTAGCATCGCTGAACTGCTGCTCAAGACTGACGCCTCGAACCCGTGCTAACTGTATCAAAGATAGATATGCATCACCTCCCTTGCCGGGACTAAACAAGTTGCCATCAGCCATAGTAACAGAAGAGTTGGAAGAAAACTCTAGGCCCAGCACCTTACCCAACTGATTATAGTCGGAACCTTTTAAGACTTTCTGGCTGTTTAAACCAAGACATTGAAACGCGAAGCTATGTAAGGTGCGGAACCATACCATCTGGTCCGAGCCCATGTTTAGAGCCGCCGCTGAACGGTCACGCGCTTCCTCCGCCGCCTTACGGCTGAAGGATACGAACGCAATGTTCTCAGGCTTAGTCCCCTTATCAAGCTCCTGCTTAACAATATTAATAAGCGTTGTTGTTTTGCCCGTTCCTGGGGGACCGAAGATAGTTGTCTGCATTAGAACGGCACCTCACTTTCAATCTCGATACCCGGTACTCGGACCTCGGAACTGAAGGATGGAACCCACCAGACACGCATTTGTTTTTGCTGACCAGCGGTTGTGTCAAACCTCTTATGACCGTTAGCCACATTGCTGCCATTAAGTTCTTTCAACCGCTCCTGTATCTGACCTCGGCTATAGCTGTCAAACTTATGACCTCGCAAGAACTTAATCAAAGACTCAAGCTTAAAATATGTAAGACCCTCTTCTTCGTCAGTAAATGGCTTGCCAATAGATATCTCTTCGGCTGACTGAGCCTGCACCCTGCCATCACAGTAAGACTCAAGAAGGTCCATGAACTGACCCTTGTATGTTAGTTCTTCTGGCACCTCTATCTCACTCATGTCCTGCATCATTACGCCAACAAGCTCTTGCCAGTCGCCTACCTTCTGCAGTGGCGGCATCACATGTATCTGTTCCATGCAAGCCTTTTGAAACTTCTGCGGTGTTTGTAAGTCATCAGTTGTAAGTTCAACCCGTTGACCAGCCACATCACAGAACCAAACGGGAGGCTCTGACTTGACAACACACAAACCTGTTATGTCTACATGAGCAACATGGCTACCTATACCAAACTTCTTTGTCTTACACAGGCTCTTGTTGCAGAAAGACTTCAGCGGTTCCTGATCACACGGGAACCCATACTCTTTCTTCTCGTGCTGAGACTGTATGACAACGATCTCAGAAGCTGGCAAAGGTGGTGAAGCATACTTGTTGTTGATTTCTTCAAGGCGTTCTTTCCACTTCTCTGGTTGTTCTTTCTTACAGCCCACCGCCGCCGCAAACATCACAGTGTTCCGGGTCCCTTCGGGTATGCCTTGTGCGAACATGCATGACAAGCATGGTGACCAGTCTGCAAACTCATCAACAGGCTCACCAAATGTCAGGTCAGTGAAAGCTTTGGGAGTTACTCTACGTTCTTCTACTAGGTCTAAGAACTCTGTCAGGTCTGCTTCTTCGCCGTTAGCGAGAAGTGCATAGCGCATCGTCTGTTCCGAATCAAAGTACGGAAGGTTAATAAAGTTGCCAACATCACCGCGCTCGACAAGAATCTCTTCTTGCTTCGGGAATATCTCACAGCCACCGTACCCCAGATACGATGCAATCTCTGATGCTTTGTCACGGAATACTCCTGCACTCATGTACTCTGTAAAGAAAAAGTATATGTGTGCGCCGCCTGACTTAGACCGACAGGTAACACATGGGATGTCTAGGCTCTGTAACTTCTTATCTAAAGCAACAAGGTCTAGTGGGTACTGGTCAATGTCCAGTGCTCCGAACCTACACTTGTTCTCTTCATTGATTGGGATAGAACCCACCCCGCTTTTACCTTCAAGGTGAGATACAATTAATTCTATAGTGAGAGGTTTACGAACGATAAAAGATTTAGCCTTTTGCTTACCGGCCCGTCTCTCTTCTGATATTTGTGTCTGTCCATGTGCCGCACTGAACCCCTCAAATGCAGCCATGAACCGTGTAGCTTGGTTCATCTACTATTACTCCAATAGGTAAGGGAGGAGCAGGGTTAGTTTATACCTAGACCCTGCTCCAACTTTTTTAAAACGGTACGTCATCTGTGTCAGGTGGATTAGCTGAACTCATCTCATCTGAAGTAGCGGCGCTGGTTTTAATCTCACCTGCTTGGAAGTCATTGTACATCTGCTTTGCTTCTTGAAGCACAGCCATTGGTACATCAGTCATCTCAGCTTGAGCGACTGCGAAGTTGAACCACGAACCTTTGTCGTTGGACTCTTGAACAGTGCTCAGTGTCCACGGCGTTGCCCATGTTGGAGGGTTAAACAATCCCTTGGTTGGGTGCATAACCTTCAACCCGGCCCGTCTTGTGTTCCACTGCTTAGACACTTTCATCTGTGTCTTCTTCATGTCGCACACCAACTGGCTGGTCAAGCCATCTTCATTGTATGCAAGCACAAGGTACTGAGCCGAACGCACTAGCTCGTTGCCACTGGGTAGCATTTCAAATGGACCGTTGCGTGTGGTCTGACGGATGTCAGGGCTGTTTGGATCCAGTTCACCCATGAACCCGCCGCCGCTTTCACGAAGGCCGAACTCAAGGAACTTAGTCTGAAAGGCACAGACTAAAACCTTAACACCTGTATCAGCTTCCCAAAATTCTCCGGTCACTGTGTTAAAGATGTCACCTGCTGACGCGCCCTTAATAAACTTAGGGTCCGTCTTCAAAAGCTGTGGTGATAGCGGCTGAAGGATGCGCAAGAATGGTATCTGCATATCCTCTGCACCGATAGCCTCACGACCTTGTCCTGCCGCCTCAAACAAATCATCCATGATGTTTGCTACTGCTGTGCTTTCTTTTTTTGCTACTGCTTCCATAGTCTCTAGCTCCTAGTAATTTTAGCTTCGGTTCCCACAAAGATACCGAATGTGTCAAAGTCAATTTCCTTGCCGCTTTCAATACGGCCCTTGGCCCATGCCTTCAATGTCTGTGCATGGATGTGTGTCTTTTGCGCAGGCTCCAGACCATACTGCCCTCGTAGATCTTCTACTACAGCATTAGCCATGTTGTCCTCACCAGACTTGAATGAGATGGTCACATCATTCTTAATGATGTCGCCCTCACCAATAGAACGTAGCCAAGTGTAAGCCTCGTCCCTCTTCTCATCTGGGATACGCGCATGAACGAACTGCCGGAGCGCAACCTTGTTGCCATCGACGGTAACAGAATCCATGCCCATCTCCTGCATCAGGTTGGGGATATCATCCTCGTTCACTTTTCTTTTCTTGAATTTTAAATCCTTGAGATACTGCTCGGCTTGAGCAATCTCATCGTCAATCTTCTTTGACTCACGGATCAAATGAGACAGGCGGGAGCCTGTATCAGTAGTTACTTTGTCGAACTTATCGGCATCGACTTCCTCATCAAATAGCGAAAACACATCGCTCATCGTACACTCCTGTTACGTTAAAGTTTAACCCCTTCGGGTCAGGTGGAGAGTATAGACCCACTCCCCAGAGGTATGTCAAGCAGCTTTTTCGGCCACGTTTTTTTTAACAATGTGAGCCAACTGCTTGCTAACACTTCTGTCATTCTTCTCTGCTTCCTTACGAAGCATGTTGTATACATCTATTGATACAGCTATAGATTTCCATTTAGTAGTGTCCACGAGTTGTTCCTTCATTATTAGTGTGTTACGGTTTATAAAATATCTCATGTAGTACAAGGGGGTCAAGTAAAAAATGAGACCAGCACATCAGATTCGTGATGGTAAAAGATCTGAACTCATCGCCGCCGCTTGGCTTGTGTCTCAAGACTGCTATGTCTACTCCCCTTTCATCGAGCAAGGCCCGATAGACTTGATTGCATTAGCTCCCAACGGGGAGATGTTCCTGTTCGATGTGAAAACTGTGGGCCGCAGAAAGAATGGCTCCATAATCTCCCGAATGTTAAAGCCCCTTCAATTAAAACTGGGCGTCCGTCTTCTATATGTGGACCTTGAAACTGGGACCTGTGCTTTGTACCCACACCAGCTATCCCGCAACGCAAATAACAACGCCTCCAAGTATGCGGAACAGCAGACATCTAATCGTCACTTTTCCGGGGGTCCAGTTCCAACCATTGACGAGCTTCTTCTCCAAGGGTCTTCGCAGACAAGTCGATCTTATCCCGAAGAGACTTCACTATATGAACATCAACTGTCCCCTTCGACACCAGATCCACATAGGTCACCGAATGCTTCTGGCCTATTCGATGAGCACGATCCTCAGACTGAACCCTCGTCTCAAGATTAAAGTCATTGGCGTAGTAGATTACATTAGTCGCCGCCGTTAGTGTCAGGCCATAGCCTGCTGTTTGTGGGTTAGCTACAAAGAACCTAGCATCCTCGAACTGAAATCTTCTGACCGCTGTCTGCCTGTCATCATCACTGGTGTCCCCATAATATGTGACCACGGAACTCGGACCATGAACCTTGGCTAACTCAGCCTCAATCTTCTTGATGTCATAGCGGAACCGTGACCAGATGATTACCTTGCCGGACATCTCCTGCACTGTGTCCAGAAGGGCATCGATACGCCGAGTCGGAAACTCTACTAGCTCACCATCATCTGTCATGATGTGTCCACACAGTACCTGTTGAAGGCGGAGCAGTTGTGTCATCACAGCCGGAGCAGACACTAGCTGACCGTCATCGAGTAAAGCAATCGCAGCACTTTTCAATGAACTGTAATACTGCAACTGTTCTTTTGATAACCCCACCTCACGGACAGTATAAATCTTTTCCGGTAGGTCCAATGCATCTTCTTTAGTCACACGATACGAAAAGTAGTTCAGCTTAGTTGATAGCTCGTCTAGGTTACGATAGCCCACAACCTGCTGGAAGCTGTGCGAACCCATGCGCTGAGTGCGTGTGATAGCGTACCTCCCCTGGAAGGAGTAGTAGCTGTCGAAGCCGAGCAACTCCTTGTCCATGAATCCACACTGGGCATACAGATCCATCGGCGATTTAGTAACGGGCGAGCCGGTAAGGATACGCTTAAACGATGCATCTTGACCAACTGCAACCAAAGCTTTAGTCCGCTTGGCCTTTGGGTTCTTAATAGTCGTGCTCTCATCAACCGCAAGTAAGTAAGACGAACCTTGTGTAAATAGATCCATGTATTTCTTAACCTTGGCTGTTGCGAAACCTTCCACATTGACCAGCAAGATGCGGAGCTTGTCACGCTGAGTAACCCCTGCGGATAGGTGCTCCCGCTGATTCTTCTTTGGGTTTGGATTCCAAACATAGACCTCGTGATCAACGTCTTCCGGCAGGTGCGTTGGTATTTCTGATATCTCCCAGTTGCGATAGACTCCCTTGGGAGCGACAACAATAGCGGTGTCAATCTTCTTGTTCTCATAGAGCCAAGTGATGTTATCAATAAGGACTTTCGATTTTCCACAGCCCATCTCCATAAAGTAACCATAGTTCTTTTTGTCATACGACTTTTGTAACGCAACCTCTTGGTGCGCGTATGGCTTAGTCTTGTACTTAAACATTTGCCCCACATCCTTCCTATCCAGTCGGAAAGTTAATTACATTGTCCCGTTTAAATTCATGTAGCATCTTTACTACATACTCCTCATCCAACGGGGATATCTCTGTTATTTGTTTTGTAGCTTCCCAAAGATTTATCTTTCCCTCTTCGTAAAGCTCACAGACGGATAGTAAATCATATCCCTTGAACCTAGTCTTCATCCATATCTCCAGACATTAGTGAATATCTAGCGGTCTCCAGATAGAATAGTATTTCAGCGGCATCAGGCTGGGTAGTTATCATCTTGATAGTCCCATCCTCTGCCTCACCAACTATAACAACATCACTCAGTATCTTGCCTGCCACCTCGCAGACTGCCGGAACTGGGTCCACGGACAGTTTAAGTTTGTTGTTTAGATATACTACATTATCATCAGTCATTATTTAGATCCGCCGCTACCTTGTGTGCCCGTGCTCTCATGTCACGGTAAGTTATAATTCTCTGCATTAGGTGGTCGGCCTCATCAAACATACCTGCTGACTCTAGCTCTACATGTTCTTCTTCAAGAACCCTAATCAGTCTGTTCATCCCGCCAAAATTCTCTGCCATGCTGACCTCACTTCAGTTTCCTTCGCCTCATCCACAGGCTCTGGGTCCATTAGCCATTGTTCTATCACTTGTTCTACAATATTAACAGCCTCGGACCATTCCATCTTCTGGTCTGAATCGCAGATGTCTTTTACATCCGGCATCAAATGTGTCTCATGCATATCAGTCTCCTTATCTTTTACAGTACCAGCGAGAGAGGCCCCGTCAACTACTTGTAGTTTACATATACCACACCGGAGCATCCC